TGAGAGCCGAGTCAACATGCACAAAGGAGCATGGTTCGACTTTTGGCAAAACAACGAAGCGACTCCAGACGACATCCTCCAAAACATGGGAACGAGCGCAGCCCTCTGGCTCAACGCGGCACGGGAAAACGTCACGCATTTGCACCGTCTCGCTCTACTCGTCGGCAAAACCGTTGCCGACTATTTGCCCCCCGAAATGCTGGAATCCCAAAGAGCCTTTGTCGAACACCCCAACGGCACCGTCACCCTCCAATGACCCGCGCCCTCCAGCTCCTCCTCGTCCTCACCGCCGCCACTGTGTGCGCGGGATGCACCGCCCTCGCAGTGGCGCAGCAACACGCCGAGATCCGCCGCATCGAGCAGGATTGGGGCGCGCATAAACCCGACCCTTTTAACCCTAACAACAAACCATGAACGAACAACTACAAAACGCCATCCAAGCTTACGGCCAAGCCCAGTTCAACCTTGGAGTCGCAACGCTTCGACTTGAGCAAGTGCTTGCGCCAAAACCAGAGCCAAAGATCGAACCTAAACCCGAGTTGGCGGAGGAGCCTGAATGAGTATTCAAGACGACCAAGGTAACGAGATCATCCACCTCAATTCAGTCTGGAGCGCAAGCTTTAAGCTGTTGATGTTGATGGTTCCCTTTTTCGCTCTGACTCTCTTTTCGTGGGGGACTTGGGTAACGATCACCATTTTTGACCACCATGCTCAACTGAGCATCATTGCAGACAGACACCTCCGCGCCGACACCCGTTATGAGCTTCCCAACACCACCGCATCTCGAAAGACTGAACCGCAGAAAAACCAAGCCAATTAAGCCTATGAAAATGATGATCGAAAAACTAACTGAGCCTTCGACCATTCGCGGCATCATCGCGTTGTTGGGTGCATTCGGAATCACCGTGCAACCCGAATACCACGAACACATCATCGCTGCCGTGCTTGCATTGATCGGCATCATCAACGTGTGGCGCAAAGAACCGAAAATCCCCAAAGCGGAGGTCGTTGAATGAAAGAGTTTCTCATCAAGCATCTGCTCGCTTGGCTGGCGGGCATCACGGCAAAGCAGTGGTCAGCCGCGCTGCATTGGGTCGGCATGGCCGCGAGAGATGTGATGTTGCAAAGCGGAGCGAACCGAAAAGAAGCGGTAACTAAGATGCTGAAAAGCCTTTGGCCTGAATTGCAGGGCTGGGCGCTGAACCTGCTCATCGAAACCGCAGTCGCATTTCAACGCAAAGCACAATGACCTCGAAAGCCCACCGCCGCCACAGAATCGACAAGCTAAAAGCTGGCGCAAAACTGGCGTGTATCTTCGGCATCGGGGCGGCGGTGTGCGGGCTGGTCATTTACATTTGCTCAACCATCATGCTATGCCCACCATGAACGGCGTTTCCATCAAAGACCTGACAGCGGAATGGCGGCGAAATCCGCACCGCGAAGCCAAGCCGAAAGAGATCGGTGCCCATGTCTTTGAGGCGCATGAAGCACAGAAGCGGCAGACGATCAGCAACCCTGTTGTGCTGGCTCACACTGCGCCTGTATCGCCCGGGCTGGCTCTTGCGGCATGGAACGCCAGCGAAGAGGCGAAAGCAGCGCCAAAGCCAGTGCAATCGCGCAAGAAATGGTCTTTCTCGGTTGGCTCCCACGGCTTTAAATCCTTCCGTATCTCCGCAACCCACAAATGGTAAAGCTATGGCCCGCCCACAAACTGCCAAAATCAAAATTCGCGGCAGAGTGTGGACGGTCATCTTTAGGCCCGTTCCGTGCGAGCCGACACTTTTCGGAATCTGCGACTACGATCACAAAACAATCCGAGTCCACCCAGACAAGGAACCAAGAGGGACGCTGATTCACGAAGTCATACACGCCTGCTTGCCTGATCTATCTGAGACGGCGGTAGATGAGACGGAGAGAGCGATTACAAAAGCGTTGGAAGTCTTTGAATTATGACCATCCCAAAACCAAAAAAGCTAGGGCGAGCAGTGACGAAACAAGAACTGGCTGCGGAGGTGGTTGACCGATTCCCAGACGCTCCCAATCGCGCCATTGCTCGCATCTTGCGGGCTGAGTTTCCAGACGCTTTCCCGTCGCTTGAGTCCGCCCGTTCCGTGGTTAGGGCTATCAGAGGCGCAAACGGTGAATTTCACAGGGGACAGAAAAAACCTGCCGCACGCCCAAAGCCACTCGGCTGGCAGCAAGCTATCATCCCGCCAACTGCATCCAAGAAGCGCACGCCTCTAGTCTTAACGGGACCGATCAAGCTGGGCGTGTTTTCGGATCTTCACATTCCCTACCACAATCCGCAGGCCGTCGAGGCGGCAATTGCACATTTGAAGAAGCAAAAGTGCGATGTGTTACTTATCAATGGTGACTTGGGGGACTTCTATGCTTGCTCGCGCCACGAAAAAGACCCGCGCCGGCGACTCTCCGAAGAACTCGATTCAATCCGCCAATTCCTTTTCTGGCTTCGGTCACAGTTTCCGAAGCAGCGCATCCTCTACAAGATCGGGAACCACGAAACCAATCTGGAACGGTATCTCATGCGCGAAGCTCCCGTGTTGCTGGGCGTGCCTGACTTCACCATCCGCGATGTGCTGAAGCTCGACTCATTCAACATCGAAGTCGTTGAATCCCTCCAGTTAATAGAGGCAGGCAAGCTTTCGATCTACCACGGGCATGAGTTGCCGCAAGGAATGAGCAGTCCAGTGAATCCTGCGCGGGGGCTGTGGATGCGCGTTCAAGAGACGATCTTGTGTGGGCATTGGCACCGGACGAGCGAGCACACGGAGACAACCGGGATCTCGCGCAAAGTATCGTCGTGCTGGTCGGTTGGGTGTCTTTGCGATTTGAGTCCCGATTACGCGATTGTGAACCGGTGGAATCATGGCTTTGCAATCGTGGACATAGACAAAGACGGATCATTTGAACTTCACAATCACAAAATCATCGACGGGAGGGTTTACTAATGAGCGCAAAACTACCAGCCGAAATCGTCCGAATTGCCAAACTGGAAATCGGAGTTGAGGAGATCGACGGCACGAACTGCGGGCCGCGAGTCAACGAATACAAGGCCGCGACTTGGCTGGACTCAACAAAGGGCTGGCCGTGGTGCGCTGCGTTTATTTGCTGGGTGGTTAGGCGGGCGATGATCGAAGCCGAGGTTCAAGAGACGGATACGTTCAAACGGCCCCGCACAGCGGGCGCATGGGATCTCGAAAACTGGTCGCTGAAACAAGATCAATCGACCTGGACGAAAAAACCGCATCGGGGTGATATTGAGGCGGGAGACATCGTGGTCTTTACTTTTTCGCACGTGGGTTTTGCAATCTCTGAGTCAGACTCGGAGGGGTATGTTTTAACCGTGGAAGGAAACAGCAACAGTGCGGGCAGTAGAGAAGGCGGTGGCGTGGTGGCACATAGACGGCACATTTCCAAGATACGCTCCCGTATTCGTTTCAGAGTATGACCTCTGACGAGCAAGAGATGAGGCACTTCGCCTCCAACGTCAAGCCGTGCCGTTACGGTAAAAAAGCCGAGTTGCGCTACGACCCGGGATGCTGGGAAATCTCATGCGGCGATGCTTGCAAATGCGCCATTTGGGATGGGGAGAATAGCTCTCCGCGCTTACTCTTGCTTGAGTGGGCGAAGAAAAGTAGAAAAATATAAAATTCTACTTTACAGGGTTTGGGTGATGTGATTTGATTGACTCACATGAGCACGATACCGCCCCCGCAACCTCCAGCCGCTTCGCTAAAAGTAAGCGCCGATCTTCACCGCCGCCTCAAAATCCACGCCGTTCAAAACGGCTTTCGTTTGCAAGACTTCATTGAGCGCGTCCTTGAAAAATCCCTCAACCGTAAAAAGCCGTAGTCCATAACTACATCTAATACACATAATCCCAAATTGAAGGATCCCATGATTCACTCCACTTTTGAAGCCGCCTTTTGGCTCTTCGGCATCCTCTGGCCCGCCCTCGGTGCCATCCTTTGCCTCGCCGGCGCAGTCGCCGTGATCTTCTTCCTCCGCGAACTCTGGCACGTATGCGTCGAGTTTTACTATGATGGCACCGACCAATATCGCGATTAGTTTTCAGTGAACCCAAACCCAAAAACAACAACAATGAACGAACTCGCACCTGCAATCGTAAAACCCTCCGCTCTTAGCCTTATGGCTGGGCGCTTTAGCGTTGAGCCAGCCAAGCTCCTCGACACCCTCAAAAGCACCGTATTCAAGGGCGCGACAAATGATGAGCTTTTGGCTCTCGTCGTCGTGTCCAACGAGTATGGCTTGAATCCACTTCTCAAAGAAATTTACGCCTTCCCGGCTAAAGGCGGCGGCATTGTTCCCGTGGTAAGCGTGGACGGCTGGATACGCATGATGAACGACCATCCGCAGTTCGACGGCATCGACTTTGAATGGGAGCGCGAAGGCGGCAAGCTCATCTCTTGCACCGCCATCATCCACCGCAAAGACCGCGCTCACCCAACACGGGTGACTGAGTATCTTAGCGAGTGCAAACGCAACACTGACCCGTGGAAAATGGAGCATCGGATGCTTCGCCACAAGGCCACCATTCAGGGCGCTCGTGTGGCCTTTGGGTTTAGCGGCATCATGGAGGAGGATGAGGCGGATCGCATGAACGGGACGAGGGACGTAACTCCCGCCAAAGTCCCATTTATCGCCGCTATCCCAAAACTGGGCGGTGTTAAGGACTCGGCGCCAAAGGTTATCGACCCCAACCGCACACCGCACCAAAAGCTCGCGGACTCCATCGACGCCAACGGTTTGGTCTGGGGCCAAGTCGCAGAAGCCGCAACGGAAGGCGGGCTGTTTTTGGACGCTGAGACGCAACTGATCGACCAACCCGAAGATGTGGTGCTGGAAATCATGTCGGTGTGGCCGCAACTGGTCGCTAGCGTGAAAGGAGGTGCGAAGTGAAAGCGCAACCGAACGACAGAGTTGACGAGGCCTTGCTGCTTGATGCTCAGTATGGCTTCCATGAGTTGCTGCAGTTGCTAGGTGAGGCGTCCTCTCAAATTAAGGAGGCGTATAGCGATAGCTCAATGGGCAACATTCAGGGGGCGGCGATTGTGGCCGATGATGTCATCAGCACGCTGAGCGAACTTGAGGCAAAGGTGTCTGACGTAGCAGCAACGGTGGCGAAGTGGAAGGGCTGGGCTGAAGACTATATTGAGAATGCCCCAAAGGGTAAGCTTAATGCAGCCCGACTAGACGCAGAGTGTCAGAAGTGGGTGAAAGGAGGTCGGCCATGACTGACGAACGCTTCGGAGTCCCATCCGCTTCCGCCATGCGGCGGATCTCAAATTGCCCGCCAAGTCACAAGCTGGGGGCGCTGTTCAAAGACCCCGGCAGCGATGAGGCCACAACCGGCGACCGCATCCACCTTGCTCTCGAAACAGGCGATACCGCCGGCCTGACGGTTGACGATTTGCAGACTTGGGAGATGTGCCTCGATCAAAAGAACGAGTTGCTAAACAACTGGATAGGCGAGGAGATGGACTATCAGGTTTTTAAGGAGGTGCGGCTTGGTTTGACGACTCTCGGGCTTGTTCGGGATGTCACGCCAAAAACGACTTGGAAGCTTCGATTCAGCGGCAAGGCCGACTTTGTCGCGGTGTTCGGAGAAGGTGCGCTAATCTGCGATTACAAAACCCTCCACGGTGATCACGACCACGCCAGCGAGAATGACCAACTCCGCTCTCTTGCGGTGCTTGTCGCCTTGCGGCATGGCGTTTCGCAAGTGCGGGTGGCTATCGTTCAACCGTGGAAAGGTAAGCCTACGGTTGCTGACTTCGACAAGCCGGCGCTGGACGCGGCTACGGCATGGCTTTATGACACGCTCAACCGTGAGGAGATAGCAACGCCCGACCAAGCCAACCCGGGTGACTGGTGCAAGTGGTGTCCTGCTCGCGTCAAGTGTGAGGCGTTTACCCGTCCTGTGCTGGCGGTGGCTGAGACTGCAATCATGCAACTCCCAGCGGACGACGAAACGGCGCGGAAAGCCATGTTTGCACGGGCTGCTGAACTCAGCGATGGCGAACTGGCGGCACGGTATCGCGGGCTAAAGATGCTTGGCTGGTATGTGAACGCAGTTGAGGGCAACGTGAGACTGCGAGCGGCGGAAGGTGGCGAGTTTGCGGCGAATCATTTCCGCATTGTTGAGGGCAAGGCGCGAGAGTCGATTGAGCGTGTCGATGTGGTATTCAGCAACCTGTCAGAACTCGGCGTGACGGCTCAAGACTTCACCGCGACCTGCAAGACCACCAAGACGGCGGTTGCGGCTCTTGCGCGAAAGGCAACAGGGCAGAAGGGGAGGGAGCTTGATGCGACAGTTAAGCAGTGCCTGGAGGGAGCTGTGAAGATGGGCAAGCCTCCGCTGAAGTTGGTGGCGGCAAACGGAACCATTGAAGATGAGGAGGGCGATGAGGAATGATTGTCATGCCGTCCAACAACTCAGGGTTTGAGTGTGGCTATTTGTTTGGCAAGTATCCAAACAAACTCGCGCACCTCCACTCTTGCGACTCCTTGCGCGAACCTAAAAAGGGCATTCCTTGGGCGTTAGATAACGGCGTATTCGGCGCGTTTACTCAAGGACGAGGATGGAGCGAGGAACCGTTCTACACCTTCCTCGAAAACTACTCAGCATGGATGCCAATGTGGGTAGTTATGCCTGACTCGGTAGGCAACAGGGACGAAACGTTGCGCCTTTGGGACAACCACTTCAACGCAGTTTCAGCATTTCATGTACCTCTCGCCTTCGCCGCTCAAGACGGCATGACCCCGAAGGATGTACCGAGTGAGGCGTCAGTGGTTTTTGTCGGCGGCTCAACTTCATGGAAATGGCGGAACTTGAAGATGTGGACTGAGTCATTTTCTCGCGTCCATGTGGGTCGAGTAAACTCTAAAAGGTTATTAGATATGGCGGAAAGCGCGGGAGCTGAATCCTGCGACGGCACGGGATGGTTTCGCGATCCGAAGCGCACTCAGGAACTTTCAGATTGGTTAGAATATGGACACAAAAAACACCCTCAACTGAACTTAGTATGAACAGACAAGACCGATTAAACCAAGTATTTAAACTGTGGAAGGACTTCACTTTTGAGGCGGCCCACCAACTCACTAAAGTTCCTGTTGGGCATCAGTGCGGCAACCTTCACGGGCATAGTTACAAGGTGCGCGTGCATTGCGCTGGACGGCTCGACCCTGCTCGTGATTGGGTGGTGGATTACGCTCAAATTGCATTCGCGGTTCGTCCCATCATTGAAAGGCTAGACCACAGCTTTCTCAACAATCACTTCGACTTTGAGACTACCGCCGAAAACTTGGCTTGGTGGTTGGCTGGAGCAATTAAACCGAAGCTCGTTGAGCTTGTTGCTGTTGAGCTTTTCGAGACTCCAACAACTAGCGTGATTTGTGAGTTATGAAATGCCCTGAATGCAACGGAACAGGCAAGCAGTCCGAGCCACAATACCGCTGCGAGGACTGCGATGGCACAGGAAAGCAACTCTGCGAAGAATGCTTTGAAGAGTTAGAATTTTGCGAGTGTAACGAGAACAACGAACCAGAAGAGGACGAAGAAAATGAGTGACCTAGAACTAACCGACGACCCGCCAATTATGGCGCAAAACGGAGCAGAGACACGCCGCAAGGCTTTGTTTTTGTTTGCCCGCAACGATGATTTTCCATTGTCGGGTAATGACCTTGAGCAGATTTCAACCATGCTCGATTACCGACTAGAGGCCGATATGTATTGGGAGGCTTATATTGATGATCTTTTTGAACGGATGGAACGTGAGGCAAACTTGCGTGGCGAGAAATGGGACTTGGGGGTGCTAGGATGACCCAGCAAGACTACCAGCGCCGATACTACCAACTCCGCAAGGCTCGCGGGTGCTTTGATTGCGGTAAACCTAAACGACCAGAGGCGACACGCTGCCACCAATGCGCCCGCGACCATGCGGCAAAAGCCAAGGAACTTTACGAACTTCAAAAACAACCATGATCCACAAACTGCTCGACAAACTAACCCACAAACTCGTCAAGAATGACGCTATTCTCTTGCTCGCGGCTTACGAAAAGGCGGGGCTTGAATGGATGAAGCGGGCCGATGTCATTCACGGTATCGGCACCTTTGCGGCGGCGGATACCAAATGCACCAAGCTCTCAACTAACAGGCTGGAAAGCCTTGGGTTTTTTGAGTGCGAGGTGAGGTCGGAAGATAAGTTTGCAAGATGCAAATGGGTAAGGGTGACACAAGAGGGGCGGAAGTTTTTGAGTCAATGTTATAAGCACGCACAATCAAAATGGCACGAATTATGAGCGATCAACCGACACCGGAGACGGATGCGGCAATCTTTAAGGTTTATGAAGGGCCGCAATTTTCTCCAACCGTAAGCATGGTAGTTGATTCTGCTGTTTCAAGGAAACTTGAACTTGAGCGCGATCAAGCTCGGGAACTGGCGCGGGAGTTGCGGGATGCTCTCGGGAAGGCATCGGTATCATACACTTATTCGGACGAATGGCGGAATGATGCCAGACAAGCACTCACTAAAGCAAAGGAGGTGCTACCATGACGCCTCCCGACTTCATCAAGCGAAGGATTCGCCGCAAGCCAGCAAAGAGCGAGCATTGCCTTCAGCGGGCTATCGTGAATTGGTGCGAAGGGCTAGGCAAGAACGTGGTTCAAGAACGCTTTGCAGCCATTCCCAATGGCGGGGCGCGGGACATTGTGACCGCCTCCAGGCTCAAGCAGGAAGGCGCGAGGGCTGGAATGCCTGACCTCATCTTCTGGGGCCATTCTGGGCGCGTGTTGTGGCTGGAGGTGAAGAATGGGACAAGCGGGCAAATCTCAGCCTCGCAAAAGATCGTTCATGCAAAGCTCAAGTCGGATGGTCACTTGGTGATTGTTTGCCGGGATTTAATGGAGGCGATTGAGGCTATTCAGTCATTCTATGGAGGTAAAAATGAATGAGTTGGCACTTTTCGCGGGCGCTGGTGGAGGCATACTTGGCGGAAAACTCCTTGGATGGAGAACCGTTTGTGCCGTCGAGTGGGAGCCCTACGCCGCAAGCGTTCTTATCGCCCGACAGAATGACGGCATTCTCCCGCCTTTCCCGATTTGGGATGACGTGCAAACCTTTGACGGGAAGCCTTGGCGAGGACGTGTTGACGTGGTTTCTGGCGGGTTTCCCTGTCAGGACATCTCATGTGCAGGAAAGGGGGCCGGAATCGAGGGAGCCAGGTCCGGAATGTGGAAGCACATGGCGCTAATCATTGGCGAGGTTCGACCCCGTTTCGTGTTCGTGGAAAACTCACCAACTCTCCTTGTTCGGGGGATGGGAGACGTTTTGGGAGACTTGGCCGCGCTGGGGTATGATGCACAATGGGGAGTGTTGGGCGCGGGAAGTTGTGGTGGACCAATCGAACGTGAGCGGGTTTGGGTTGCCGGCTCCAACGAAAAGCATGGGGAAACGAGGATGGGGAATATCAAGCATCAAGCCGCGGTACTCAGCGACTCTCGAAGCAAATGCCCGTCTTTTTGGTTACAAGCCCCACCCGTCACTATTGGAATGGACGATGGGATGGATTCATACGTGGACCAGGTTAGCGCCATTGGAAACGGACAAGTTCCAGCAGTGGTTAGACTCGCATGGGAAACGCTAACGGAGGGGCATAAATGACCCTTGCCAACGACTTTGGAGACCTTAACATGAATGCAACATCACCGTTCCTGATGACATCGAAAGCCGATAAACTTTGCTCACCCCTTGCCGCTGGATTCGTTCAGCGGGGAACGCTTGGGGTGGGCTTTTTTGTGCCATGAACCGAAATAACCAGCCCAAGCCAAAGCCCAAGCCACTCCCGAAAGGAGTCGTATCGGCGGCGGATATTGTCGCACAGATTGAAAGAGAGATGATGGAGGGAGGGAAGAAGTGAGGATCCGCACGATCAAGCCTGAGTTCTTTGTCCACGAAGGGCTTTTTGAAGCCGAGTTGGAAACAAAGCTTCCTTTGCGTCTCGCCTTTGTCGGCTTGTGGTGTGCAGCAGATCGTGAGGGCCGTTTCAAGTGGGAGCCTCGCCGCCTCGGTGTCCAGATTATGCCCTATGACACCATCGACTTTTCACGCGTGCTTGACGCGTTGACCACGCGTGGATTTGTCCGCCGCTACACGTCAGGGTCGCGTGAATTTGGGCACATTCCAACCTTTGCACGGCATCAAGTCATTAACAACCGCGAAAAAGACTCAGAACTGCCGGAACCCCCGCCGTTAAAGGATTCTGACGCGTGCCCCACGCGTGCTCCACGCGTTGAGGACGCGGGTAAAGCGGAAGGGAAGGGAAGGGAACAAGGAAAGGAAGGGAACATGGAAGCGGAAAGGTCGCTCACGCTCCCGTTTGACGATCAAGATTTTGCTGACGCTTGGAACGATTGGACTCAACACAGAAAAGAGAAAAAGAAACCTCTCACTCCAACCTCAACCAAGCTTCAACTCCAAAGCCTTCAGGACATGGGAGTGCATAGGGCAATCAGAGCCATCGACCACTCAATCGCCCAAGGCTGGACTGGCATCTTTGAGCCCAATCAAACCGCCCCAAACGGTAAAAAGCCAAAGTTCGATGACGGACAGGGAACAACTTGCGACATATACCAATGAACTCCGAACACACCTTACTCTCAATCATCGCGCAAGACCCAGAATGGACGCGGAAGCACGCAAGCCAGTTATCGCCCGTTCTTTTCTCCAACGAGGCGAATCGTTACATTTTTGAAGCGGTCACTGAATGCGGCACCGAATGGGACATGACCAGCATCACCAACGTCCTGCGTCGGCGCGGCAAGCTCGATGAGGTTGGCGGTCCGGCTGGCGTATCGGCGCTGTTCGACGACTTTCCGGTGATGTCGATGGCGCAACACCATCTCGCCACTGTCCGAGACGCGACGACCTTGCGCCGTGCGCTCCAATGCCACCAGACGGCTTCGGAGCGGCTCAACCTTGCCCTCACCGTCGGCACTAATGATGCCGCCGCCTTGCTCGCTGAGATCCGCGAGGAGTTGGATGCAGCGGGCAAGCTGCCCGGTAAGCGATTGGAGCGGCTTTCGTCCGCGCAGGCTATGGAGATGGCTCTCGACACCATTGAGGCCCGTGCAGCGCGTCCAGGCGAGATTCCAGGCTTGACCACGGGTTTTGCGCTACTCGACTCGTTTACCTATGGACTCCAGCCGGGGCATTTGTGGGTCATCGCGGGAGGACCGAGCGATGGCAAGTCAACGGTGATGCAAAACATTCTTGAAGGCGCGGTAGGCACAGGAGCGAAATGCGCCGTTTACCAGTTGGAGATGCCGATTGAGGAGCAGGCCATTCGCTTTCTCTCGTCGGATTCGGGAGTGAACAGCGGCTCGCTACTAACCGGCACCATGACGCATGAGGAGCAGCAGGCACTAGCGGCGGCGTTTAAGCGGTTGCAGAAGCTCGGAATGGACTACGTCAATGTGGATGGAGCCAACGCTGACGACATCCTCTCCGACATTGAGCAGGGCGACTACGAGGTGGTGATGGTGGACTATCTGCAACTGCTCGACGTAACCACAGCCAAGGGTGAAAGCCGGGAGCAGGCCGTGAGCAATGTTGCGCGGAAGCTCAAGAATCTAGCGAAGCGCAAAGCGGTGACCATTCTCACAGGGTCACAACTCAACGATGACGGACAACTGCGAGAGTCGAGGGCCATTGGGCAGCACGCTGACAAGGTGATTTATGTGAGTAAGGTGGAAGCGAACGGCGAGTCCGATGAATCCCGCAGGTCACTCGACATCAAGAAAAACCGTGGCGGGCCGCGAGGGAAGCGGATTCAGCTAAGGTTTGCTGGCGCATCGTTTCGCTTTCGGGAGATGGGTGAAGATGACGCAGCGCCAGATTGGACTGAGACGATGCCAACGAGGAGAAGGAAGCGGTGAAGCTGAACGCATAAGATCATGGACGCCGACCCTAAATCTCCCGAACTCGACAAGGACGCTCCTCGGCGTTCAATGCAGCGTCTTGTTAGCCCTCTTTTGGTGGCTGCGATACCAGCGAAGGAAGCCGAACCGTTCTTGCTGATGCGGCACTATGCAAAGCGCATGTGTCCCATCTCCTATGCCTTTGGAGCGTGGAGGGGAACGGAACTTGTCGGCGTGGTAACGTATGGAACGCCTGTAAGCTCAAATCTACGGGATGGAATATGCGGCAAGGAATGGTCGGCAAACGTGGTGGAACTGAATCGCCTGTGCTGCGAAAACTCCCCGAACGTGGCGAGCCTACTGGTGGGAAGGTCACTGAGACTGCTGCCCAAGCCGTCTGTGGTGGTAAGCTACGCAGACACGGCGCAAGGCCATGTCGGCTACATCTACCAAGCGACAAACTTTATCTATACTGGACTGAGCGCGAAGCGAACAGACTGGAAAATCAAAGGCCGCGAACATCTACACGGCGCAACCGTAGCCGACGAAAGTCGAGGACAGGAAAACCGCGCTCAATGGATGCGGGAGAAATACGGTGACGACTTTTATCTGGACGACCGCCCGCGAAAGCATCGCTACGTGTTCGCAGTGGGAACGAAAAAGCAACAGACCGCAATCAGGGCGGCTCTCAAATACCCTGTGGAACCATACCCGAAAGGACAAAGCCAACGCTATGAAATCAACGCACCGATCACCACGCAAACCGCCTTCCTCTTGGGCTAACAACGCAATAACACAACCGCATGAAATTTAGACGCAAATCCCGCCCAAAAACCTGAGGCAGTTGGACGCCGGAACGGTTAAAGCTCGCTCAAAATTACTATTGCCATTCTCACCTTTGAGTGTTAAAACTCAATCAATGGACGATTTGCATTTACGCGAGATCCAATCGTTAACGGCTAAAGCCAAGGCGAAACTCCACCCTGACGAGTTTAAAGCAATCGTCACCTTAGCCCGACTTCAGATTCAGGAAAGGCTCGATGAAACGCAAATCAAGACACACGCTTGGTTAACGGAGATCGTCGCATGGCTTACCCAGCCTTACGCGCCACCGAAGAAGTGGGGGCTGATTTACGCGCTCGATCTTCCGTTGCACGATGAGCGCAACGTGGCTGAAACCGCACGGGTAGTGGGATGCACAAGGGCGGCGATCTCGGTGCAAATGCAGGACTTCGCAAAGACTTTCAAGCTTCAGCCTAGCCGCTGGATGCGGGATGATGAAGCGGTTGAGAATAGCCGGCAGGCAAGAAACGATTACTGCAAGGACGATACACCATGAGCACAACCATCACCGAATACGAGGCAAGAGAGGCGAGAGCCATTGAGTTGATCCCACAGGTGGAGAGCGCATTGGCTGCAGTCGATGGACAGGTGGTATATGCTGTGCAGCTAGGCGCCGAGCTGGGCCAGCACCTGGAGGAGTTGGCTAAGAGGCACAAGGGGGAGGAGGGGACATGGTTGGCGTCACTGTGCAGCAATAGCAGGGTCACAGACTTTGCCATGCGGGCCGCTAAGGTGATGAGGCGCAACCCTGAGTTGAACGACCCAAGCCAGTTGACCTTTGCGTTGTTGGATAGCCCAGAGGCTAGCAGTGGGGAGAGGCCGAGTCGGGCAGATGGGACGGACACCACGGCGCTGTTGGGCTACTCTCAGAAGCTCAGGCTACTGTTTGCTAAGTGGGGTGAGGATCGGGTCAGTGAATGGCCGGTGCATAGGAGGGAGGCGTTCGTGAGGGCTGTAAGTCCGTTGGTTGAGCTGCTCAAGCGGGTGCAGGGGGTGGATTCGCAACAATGAGACGCAACGAAGAGTCGCATTCGAATGATTGAGACGCAAAGTAAGGAATCTTTTCTGTGAGGAAAGCCCGAGGTTAAGCAATCT